ATTCGAACGGCGGGTCAGTGTTCATTGGCCGTCTCCACCTCGCCGAGCCATCCGACGCCGCAGGGGCCGGCGCAGTGTGCGAGGCAGTCGCGCTCACAATCGTAGGCGAGAAACCGTCCGGTGATCGGGTGCCGCGCCTGCCGGGAATCGGACGGCGGATCAGTGGTGCTCATCGTCGCAGAACCCTCCATCGTTGCCGCCGCCGGATGGCGTGCTTCTCGCGTTGCTCGGGCTTGCGGGCCATGTAGTCGGCGTGCTTGACCCGCTGGCCCTCGCGGCACACGTCGCAGCGGCACCCGTAGTTCGTGTACCCGTTGGCGCCGTGGCGCGGGTCACCGTCAGGTAGCGGGTCAGCCATCGTCCGGCGGCTCCTCATCCCAACCCGTGCCCTTCGACCACCACTCGATGTCCGCCTCCGCGTGCCCAGCTTCGTGCGCTGCAAACAAGGCCTCGGTCATCTCGACGTTGGCGCGCCACAACGCCTGCGCGGCCCCCTTCAACCGCCACAGCTCGGGCGGCACCGGCCGCGGCTCCCCGAAGTCCTCCACGTCGTCATCGCTCATGGCTTCCCCACGAACGTCGGCTTACCCAGCTGCTTGCAGTAGTGGCAGGTGAGGTCGGCTTCGGTGGCAACCGCGGTGGTGTCCATCTCGTAGCCGAGGCCACAGATCGGGCGTTCCGGGCGACTGGTCCACGTGTAGTGGTAGACGCGCGCCTTCCCAGCCGTCTTGCGCACCACCGGGTGGTCGCCTGGCCCCGAGGATGGGATTGGGGTCAGCGCGAACCAGTCGCTGGGGTCCTGGTACCACGCCCGGTCCGGGTGCGGTTCCCACTGCGAGCGCGAGCGCCCAGACGGTTGCGGGCGTGTGGGCGGTGGCTGCTGTTCGAGTTGGACGAGGCGCGCTTCCAGTTCGGCGACGCGGACCTCCAACACGGCCATGCGATCCAGGACGTTCATTCAGCGCACTCCCATGGTTGTGCCTGCCATCGGCTCAGGGGCAGTGTAGGCCCCGGTTCAAACCGCGGTCCACGGCAGCGCCGTGGCACCGAGCCGCAGGCGCCAGCCGCAGGCGAGGTAGGGGACAACCGGGCCATCTGGCATGGCTGCGAACAGCACCAGTAAGGCCGGGTGGCGCTGGGACGACGACTGGCGCCATGTCGCCGTCATGGACTGGTTGGTGACCCCGCCCCGAGCCCGCAAGCCGAGGACCCGCCAGGAGCTGGCCGACAAGCTCGGGGTCGATCCCCGCACGATGAAGGGCTGGATCGACAACAAACAGTTCCGCGAGGAGTGGCAGCGGCGGGTGCAGAAGCTGCTCGGTTCCCCCGAGCGGGCGCAGGCCGTGATGGACACGTTGTACGAGTCGGCCACCGACGTCACGAACCGCAACCAGGTGCAGGCGGCGAAGCTCTACCTGGAGGCCACCAACGCCATCAAGCCGCCGTCCATCGAGATGACGGTGAAGCGCCCGGTCGACATGACCGACGACGAGCTGGACGCCTTGCTCGCCCAGGGCGCCAAGGAGTTGCGCGAGGCCAAGGACAAGGCCGAGGTCGAGGCCGACGCCGATGCCGGTTGAGTTCGACGAGCTGCGCCTGGAGAAGATGTGGCGGCTGTGCGCGCCACCGTGGTCGGCGGGGCCGGACCGCCTGCTGGAGGGGTTCACGTACTTCTGCCGCAACTTCTGGTGCATCCGCCACCCCGAGCGCGGCAAGATCCTCTTGGACCTCCGTGACGCCCAACTGGAGACCGTCGACCTGTGGCTGCGCGAGCGCTACGTGGTGGTGCTCAAAGCCCGCCAGATCGGGTTCTCCACGCTGATCGCGACGTACGCGTTCTGGCTCACGTTCTTCTACCCGGACCGGGCGATCGTGCTCATCTCGAAGACCGAGCGGGAGTCGGCGAAGCTGTTGCAGAAGGCCAAGTACGGCTACCGGTTCCTGCCCGAGTGGATGAAGCTGCGGGGGCCGCTGCGCACCGAGAACACGCAGGCCAAGCTCAGCTGGTCCAACGAGTCCGGCATCGAGTCGTTGCCCTCGGCCTCCGACCCGGGGCGTGGCGAGAGCGTGTTCCTGGTCGTCGTCGACGAGATTGGGTACCTCCCCAACTCGGAGGAGGCCTACGCCGCCATCGAGCCGATCGCCGACGTCGGCGGGCGCATCATCATGTTGGGCACCGCCAACGGTGAGGGCAACCTGCTGCACTGGCTGTGGACCAACGCCGGTCAGCGCAACAGCCGCTACAAGCGGCTGTTCTTTCCGTGGTCGGCCGGTGACCGCGACCAGGCCTGGTACGACGCCAAGAAGGCCGAGCTGCCGCCATGGCAGCTGCACCAGGAGTACCCCGACAACGCCGAAGAGGCGTTCCTGCGAAGCGGCAACCCCGTCTTCGACATCGACGCCCTGCGGGCCATCGACACCCGCGACCCCCGGGCTCGGGGCTACGTGTGGAAGCCCGAGGAGCGGCCCCGCGAGTTCGTGCCCGATGGCGGGTCGCTGGCGGTGTGGGAGTTCCCCAAGCCCAAGCTGGTGTACGTCATCGGGGCCGACGTCTCCGAGGGCCTGGACCACGGCGACTACAGCTGCGCCTTCGTGCTCGACGCCACCAACCGCCAGGTGGTGGCGATCTACCACGCCCACGTCGACGCCGACCTGTTCGGCTCGGACATCCTCAACCAGCTCGGGCTCTGGTACAACACGGCGCTGATCGGGGTGGAGTCCAACAACCACGGTCTCTCCACGCTCTCGGCGCTGCGCGACATCAAGTACCGCAACATCTACCGCCAGCACCGTCACCTCCAGCGGTTCGAGCCGAAGACCGAGCTGCTGGGCTGGCGCACCACGTACGCCTCCAAGGCGCTGGCCATCGACGAGCTGGGCCGCGAGATTCGTGACGCCGGGGTGGCCATCCCCGACGCCCCCACGGTCACCGAGTTGAAGACGTTCGTTCGTGAAGGCAACGGACGGATGCACGGCTCACCGTTCGACGACCGGGTGATGGCGTTGGCCATCGCGGTGCAGATGTTGAAGCACTGCTGGCAGCCCGAGTACCGCGTCGACCAGGAGCCCGGTCCGGGGACGATGGGCTACATCGAGGCCCGGATGTACGACGACGACTTCCGCCTCGGGGCCAACGGCACGGCGATGCGGTTGAAGCGCAAGCGCATCGGCGCCAATTTCACGCGGTGATGGCAGGGCCGCACAGATTCCCGGAGGGCTAGCAACACCCCCGATGTGAACGGCCCTGCCGTTCCCGAGCCTAGGCGAGCGGTAGGGGACAGATCGCCCGTCACGTGTGAGGTCATGCACGTCATGCGGCACGAACACGGCCCCGATCCGAGACGATGGCGAGTGCTACCGCTGCCATGTCCGTGGTATCGGGTTCAGCTTCGTTGGTGGGGCCTTCTATGGCAGGGACGCCTTCCACACCACCAAGGCCGAGGCCCGCGCCGAGCACGTCGGTGAGGACAACATCCGCTCCGGACGAGTGGAACGAGTCCGGTAGTGGCGCCCCCCAAGCTGGTCGACCAGCTGACCAACTACACGACGAAGCTCTCCAAGTCCAAGCGCTGGCGGTCCAACGACTACGACGACCTGTGGCGCCGGATGAAAGACCTCTACAAGGGGGACCAGTGGAAGGCGGGGGGTGACGAGGACCAGATCGTCATCAACATGGCGTTCGCCACGATCAACGTCATCAACCCCTCGGTGTCGGTGAGCAACCCGCGCTTCACCATCTCGGCCCGCAAGCCCGAGCATGAGGCCCAGGCGATGTTCGCCGAAGAGGTCGTCAACTACATCTGGCGGACCAACAAGTACCAGCAGCAGTTCCGCCTGGCCGTCAACGACTGGCTGATGTTCGGGCACGGCTGGATGAAGGTGGGCTACAAGTTCGTCACCGACAAGCCCAAGGTGGCCTCGGCCGACCCGCCCTCCACCGACGTGGAGGACCAGGGCATCGACGACCGTGAAGAGCACGAGGGCAACGTCGAGTCGGAGATTCACGTGCTCGACGACCGCCCGTTCGCCGAGCGGGTGTCGCCGATGGACATGTACGTCGACACCGAAGCTCGCACCACCGAGGACATGGCGTGGATCGCCCAGCGCATCCGGCGCCCGGTGAACGATGTGCGGGTCGATGAGCGCTACGAGCGCGGGGTCCGCACCAAGGTCAATCCGTCGATGTCGTCGCGGTTCGATGACCCCAACAACACGCTGACCTCTGCCGACAGCGGCCCCAACGGCGTCCGCGACAAGGGCTACGTCGACGTCATCGAGTTCTACGACATGCGCAAGAAGACGTACTGCGTGTTCGCCGATGGGGCCACCGATGGGTTCCTGATCAAGCCCACCGACATGCCCTACAGCTTCGGCCAGCCGTTCGTGATGCTGCGCAACTACGAGGTCCCCGACGACTTCTACCCGATGGGTGAGCTGGAGCAGATCGAAACGTTGCAGCTGGAGCTGAACGAGACCCGCACCCAGATGATCAACCACCGCAAGCGGTACGCCCGCAAGTACCTCTACATGGAAGACGCGGTGGACGAGACCGGGATCAACGCCCTGGAGTCCGACGAGGACAACGTGATGGTCCCCGTCAACTCGGGCCAGGACATCAACCGGGTCATCATCCCGATGCCATCGATCGGCACCCCGCCCGACTTCTACAACCAGAGCCAGATGATCGAAGACGACATGGACAAGGTGTCCGGCGTCTCCGACTACATGCGTGGCGAGCAGCAGAACATCCGCCGCACCGCCACCGAGGCGGCGATGATCCAAGACGCCGCCAACTCCCGAGCCCAGGACAAGATGTCGCGTATCGAGAGCTTCCTCGGCCAGATCGGGGAACGGATCATCATGCTGCTCCAGCAGTACATGACCGGCGAGCAGGTTGTGCGTGTGGTCGGCACCAACGCCATGCCGGTGTGGGTCAAGTACGACAAGGACTACATCGCCGGTGAGTTCGACATGGAGGTGGAAGCCGGGTCGACGCAGCCGTCCAACGAGACGTTCAAGCGGCAGTCGGCGATGCAGATGGTCGACGCCATGGCGCCGTTCGTGCAGGCCGGTGTGATCGACGTCCCCGAGCTGGCCAAGTACATCCTCCAGATGGGTTTCGGGGTCAAGAACCCCGACCAGTTCATCAACGCCGAAGGGCCACCGCAGCCCGAAGGCGCGGAGCAGCCACCCGGCCAAGAGGCCCCTCCCTCGGGGCCGCCGGGTGCGGCGGGTGCTCCACAACCGGCAGCGCCACAGGGAGCGATGCCGCCTGGTCCACCGCCTGGTCCCCCATCGGGCGGTGGACCGGACCTCGGCGGCCTCCCGCCCGAGCTGATCCAACAGCTCCAGATGGTGATGCAGCAGCTGCCGCCTGAGCAGCAGCAGGCGTTCGTCCAGCAACTGGCCCAGATCCCACCCGAGCGCCGCCTGGCGTTCGTGCAGGAAGTGCTCGCCCAGTTCGCGCAGGCACAGCAGGGCGCGGGGATGCCGCCACAGGGCGGCGCACCGCCGCCATCCGCGGTGACGTCGGTGGGGGCGCCGGGCGTGCCCCCGCCGAACATGCCGCCCGGCATGTAGGGGACAAACCGCTCGTCATGTGATGAGCAACCCACGAGGACTCACGCGATGAGTGACACGGCCGAACCGGCGCAAGCCGGGATCGGCGAAGCCGAAGAGGTAGCCCCCGACATCGGGCACGGCGAACCAGAGGCAGCCCCGCCGAGCTACTTGGAGACCGACCAGTACGCGGACCACCACGTCCGGGTCAAGGTCGATGGCCAAGAGGTCTCGGTTCCGTTACGTGAAGCGATCGACGGCTACTCGCGCCAGGCGGACTACACCCGCAAGACGCAAGAGCTGGCCGAGCAGCAGCGACGAGCCCAGTTCGGGCTCACGTTGCAGCAGGCCCTGGAGGCCAACCCAGCGGAGACGTTGCGCATCCTCCAGGCTCAGTACCTCCAGGAGCAGACCGAGCAACCGACGCCTCCCCAACCGCCCGATTGGACCGATGATCCAGACGGCAAGCGGTGGCAGGAGTACGACGCTCGACTCCAACGGTTCGAGCAGCAGCAGGCCGACAACGAGCTACGGGTAGCGGTCGGGGTTCTTCAACAGCGCTACGGCGACGATTTCAACCCAGCCGAGGTGGTCCAGGCCGCGTTCGCCCAAGGACGCATGGACCTCGAAGGGGTCTACAAGGAGATGGCGTTCGACCGCTACTGGCAAGGCCAGCAAGCGGCACGAGAGGTCCAGACCGCCCAAGAGGCGGCCCGGACCGAAGCCAAAGCCCAGACCTCGAATCTGCACTCGGGCAATGGGGCCAACAACGCCGTGGAGCCGTCGTCTGACCACCCGATGTCGATCGAAGAGGCGTTCGCTGCGGCGAAGCGTCAACTCGGTGTCGACAGCTAGCTCCTAGGAGTCACCCACCATGGCCGTTGGCAACGTCAAGTTCGACAGCCTGCTCGCAACCACCCTCGACAACTACCGCAAGACCCTCGCCGACAACGTCTTCCGTTCCCGCCCGCTGCTGTGGTGGTTCACCGAGAAGAACAGCGTCCGGAAGCTCTCCGGTGGTGTCAACATCAACGAACCGCTGATCTACGCCGAGGGCCAGGGAGGCTCGTACGGCGAATGGGATGCCATCTCGATCGTGCCCCAAGAGGGCATGACGGCAGCCCAGTACCCGTGGCGCCAGCTGTTCGCTTCCATCGCCATCTCGGGACTCGAAGAGGCCCAGAACAACGGCGAGGAAGAGGTCATCAACCTGCTGAAGGCCAAGGTCATGCAGGCCGAAGAGACCTTGAAGGCCAAGCTCAACAAGATGCTCTTTGCCGATGGCACGGGCAACTCGGGCAAGGACTTCTTGGGCCTCGGTCTGCTGATCGGGACCGGCGGCACCAACGTCGGCGGCATCGACGCCACCGACTCCCTCAACTCGTGGTGGCGGTCGGTGACGGCTTCCGGCTCGACCATCAACGGCACCACCGTCACGCTGCGCGGCGTGCTCGGCACGGCGTACAACTCGGCGTCCAACGGCAACGACGTCATCGACGGGCTCTTCACGACCCAGGCCGTGTTCGAGCGCTACGAGTCCGAGCTGACCCCGAACGTCCGCTACCAGGACGTCAAGTCGGCCAACGCCGGGTTCACGTCGCTGATGTTCAAGCAGGCCCCCATCTACTGGGATCGGGACTGCCCGGCCGGTCTGTGCTACGGGCTCAACTCGAAGTACATCACCCTCGTCGGCCACACCCAGCGGTGGTTCAAGCAGTCGCCGTTCTCCGATGGCCTGTC